CGGCGATTTGTTGAGCTACCTTTAGGCTGTGCTTATTCATCTTTAGCCAATCCGAGCTTAGCTATAAGCTCTTTTGTTTGTTTAGGGTTTAAAGCTATTTCAAAATGCATATCGTCTTTTCTTGACCTGTACGTACCGCCCCATTTACAGCCCCATTTTTTAGCTAGTGCTATGCATTTAGCGGCATTTTCAGGGCTAAAAGTATTTTCCTTGCCTAAAGGGTGTTTAGTCGCGTTAAGGTCTATAGCTGTGCCGCTTGAGTGATTACTAAGGCTGTCAGTCGTGCCCCGTATCATCCGGAAACAGTAGCCCCAATCGTCTAGGGTGCCTTTGTCTATAGGCTCTATCGTTTCGTGAAACTCTGCCGCAAGGCCAATAAGAAGCGGTGCCACCTTTTCAGCACAGCGTATTTTAATACCAGTACCAGGTATCGGATAAGATTTAATGCCAATTTCTGCCTGGTCTTTACTGGCTGGCCAGCCGTTAGAGCTTTTAAGGGTTGCCATTTAACCTTTTAACACGTTGAGGATAGCGGTAGCTTTAGCCCTTTCGACTATTTCAGTCTTTAGTAAATTAGTTACCTGGTCGAATTGCTGCAGTACTGCCAGGCGTTCTAGTTTATCCATAGGACATTGACGAGCTGCTTCCTGGGCTTCTACATTTTTTAAGTGTATTAAATCAGTATCCCAGTCGCCGTCTAGGTTCGCTAATAATGACTCGTAGGTAGTGATATTTAAAGAATATGAGTCTACTTCTAACTGTCTAGCCTCAATAGCTGTTATTTCTGTCATTAGATTACCTTTCGTTTAGTTTTATCTGATCGCTACCGAGTTACCTGTGCTTGCGGGCAAGGTAGACGGGTTTGAGTATTTAGTTCCAAAACCTGAGCTAAAAGGATATACCGAAATAAAAGGAGTAGTGCCATGCGATACCGCTACTACTGTACCTGTTGAATTAAAAGCTACTCCGCTACCGCTGCCAGTAGGTAAAGTAGAAGGGTCTGCGTATTTAGTGCCAAAACCTGAACTCCAAGGGTAAGCAATTACATAAGGCGAACTGGTTATAGCTGCGGCTATTACTGTGCCGTCTGGGTTAAAAGAGACTCCGTAACCATTGGCTGAAACTGTAGGAGATATATTAGTGAACTTAGTACCAAAACCAGACGACCAGTTATAAGCCACTACTGGCGCGGTAGCGCTAAAAGACCCTAACGCTAAAACCGTACCGGCTGGATTAAAAGCAGCTGCTACGGTGAACTCTGGCGTACTGGCAGGGTTAGAGTATTTAGTGCCAAAACCAGACGACCAAGGCCAAGCAGCGACGTACGGCGTAGATTCAGAAGCGATAACTATAGAAGTGCCGGCTGGGTTAAAAGTAACGCCGTCTGAGGCGTCCGGGGCTAAACTTGCCGGGTCTGCGTACTTACTACCAAAACCACTTGCCGAAAATTGGTAAGCCTTAACATACGGTGAAGTACCTTGGGTAACTGCTATAGCCGAACCCGCTGGGTGTATAGCTACTCCAGTACCACCGTCGGGGAGTGTTGCCGGGTTTGTGTATTTTGTACCAAAACCGGTGCTACTCCAAGGGTAAGCAGTAACAAAAGGTAAAGTGCTGTGGGCTATTGCTATCTGCGTACCGTCGGCACTAAAAGCAATACTGCGACCCGTTCCCGTAGGAGTAGTAGCGGGGTCGCTATATTTTGTACCAAAACCACCCGCAGAAAACGGATAAGCAGACACGTAAGGAGTCCCGGCGTGTGCTACTGCTAAGTAAAATCCACCCGGTCTAGAGCTAGCCATAATTCCCAGAATTGGACTCATTAAGAAATATCGCCCACTACTAACCAGCTGTTAGCTGCAATTTTTATACACGTTGCAGCGCTGTTAGCTACTCGTAACTTAGGGGTAGCACTTGTCGCACCTGTTGATCTTACCGTAGTAGTGCCTGGGGTTACTGCGCCTATAGTTGGCTGACCTGCTCCAGTAATCCAAAACACGTTAAACTCTGTACCTACGGCAAAGTTATAAGTAGCGTCTGTAGGGATATTGAATTGCTGAGTAGCGGCGTTATTCATTGAAAATAAATTAAACTCATCACCTGCGGCAAAAGTGTACGCTGCTGTTTTAGCTGTGTAAGTACCTGAGCGAGTTAAAGCAATAGCGCCAGAAGTACCCCCGCCAGATAAGCCAGAGCCCGCAGCTGTGGTTACTGCAGTAATATCGCCAGGGCTGGAAACTGACTGCCAGGCTGCGCCGTCGTAGTATTCAAAAGCGTTAGTATCTGATAAATAACTAAACATACCTTCGGCTAGTACTGCAGATAAAGCGGTCGTACGTGCTGCACTTGAAGCAAATACCATAATAGTTTGTTGCTGTAAATACGTATTGACTTGCGCGGCGGTTAATACGTCGCCTACGTTAAATAATTTATATCCTGCACCGGCCATTTAGTTACCCTTCATTATGTTTAATATGATAGCACCGAGCTATCCAAAAGTCCGTAAAGTGAACTATTTAAAATAAAGCTGTCGATAATTGGCTCTAAAGTAGTAAAGGTAGTAACCCAGGTATTAGGGGTTATGTTATGGGATACGCCAAACACTTGTAAGGTTTTATCTAAAGTACTGGTACCTACGCTATTAGGCTGTGTTGATTTAACGGTAATAGTGTCAAAGTAATCCAGCCCTAAGGCCGCCACTATTCCGGCGTTATAGCCGACTGTATTTAAATCTTTAAGGGTTACAGCGTCGCACCTTACAGTAGTTTCCTGGCGACTAGCTACGTAAGCCTGGGCATAATTAAGGGCCTCGGCCGTAGTCTGCATAAGTAAATCGGTTTTCGTGTAGCTGTGTAAAAAGTATTTGTCAATAGAGTCCTGGTTACTAGCCGTTTGAGTTGCTAACCCTGTAGCCGTTATTGAGGCTTTGTTATAGATCAAAGTATCATCAAGCACCCAGCGTACATTTCCGTACTCAATCCCTGAGCCGTCATCTGCAAACGTGGTACTCGCGCCGCTTACGCTGCTAGAGGTTAACGCTCTATCCTGGAAAACAAAGTTTCCGGCGGGGTCCATATATACCGCCCCGTACTCGCTGAGCTCTACAGTTTGCAAGGCGTTTAGTGCAGTCCTTGAGGTGCCAGGGTCAGCTTGCAAGGTAGTTAAACCTGGGTCGATATCGCGCATTGAACTAGGCCAGGCAATAGCGTCTAAAATATTTGTAATTCTAGCCCCTGATAATTGACCAGCACCAGAGCCGGCTACTGTCGTAACGTTGCCCAGGTTAAGCAATCTAAAGCCGTCTACAGCCGTTAGAGTCGTATAACTAACCTCACCTACTACCTGAGCCTGAGTGTAGTTATAGCCGGTTATATAGCCGCTAAACAGGGCATAGGTTAGGCCGGTGTTATTGTCTACACCGCTTAAAACTATCTTACGTAAAGGCAGCAAAAGCCCCGCATAGGGGCTACTGGCATTTTGCGGGTTAAAATCTCCATTAACGTCTGCAATACGCACACTAGCGGTTCCTGTTTGGAAAGCGTCGGACTGAGCGTTACGGCCTCTAGTAATGCTTACACTTTGTACCTGGTCGGACACGTCAACGATTACAGCTGTAGCGTCAGCCAATATATTTATATCTAATTGCCCTGAGTCCAAAAGTAAGGCCTGGCCAAAAGCGGCCCCTGAACTAAAGTTAATAAAGCACTCGACGGTTGGGCTAGCCATTAACTACCGGCCCGACTCAAGCTATAGCCGTTTGAGTTGCCAATCTGTAGAGCTAGTTGCACAGTACGTAAAAAGTCGTCCTGGTTGCCGATAAAGCCTGAGCCGGTTGGGTTAACGTTGACTACTACGGCTGACTGTTGGGCTGCTATGCCGGCTTCCATTTGTGCATTAGCTGAGCCTAAGGCTGCAAGGTCAAAGTTTAAATAACTTAAATCTGGCAAGGTGCCAGTAGCCAGTTGAGTTTGCATTTCCCTAAAGGGTGCCTGCATTGTTGGATTATTAGCCACGCTGTAGGCAGCTTGATTACTAAAAGATATTTTGCCTAAGGCTTCTATGCGCGCTCTAGTGTCTGCCAGTATCGCCTCGTTAGCTTTCTTGCTTGCTTCTACGATCATCTTAAGGCGGTCTATTTCAGCGAAAGTAGCCTCGCGCTTAGCGTCCTCTAAGTTTTTAAGGGCTGTTATATCGTCGTTTTTATCCTCGGTTTTTAGAGCTTGCAAGGCCTTTACTCTGGCCTCGTCCTCTTTAGATAGTTTGCCCTGTAATGCAGCTGCTAGTTGTATCGCGTCCATATCAAACATACGGGCTAACTTTTCATTAGCTGCAGTTTGTTTAGCCAAACTTAAAAGTTGTTTTTTGCCTGCTACTTCTTTAGCATTATTTTTAAGTGCAGCCTTAGCCGCCTTATCGCGTCTATCGGCAGCCTGATTTTCCAAACCTCTATCGGAGGCTGCGACTCGTGCTTGTAATTCCCTTTGTTTTTTTCCTACAGCCTCTAAACCTTTTAAAGCCTCTTTAGCTTGCCCTAATGGGCTAAATCGCTCTAATACCTGTAAAACGGTTTTTAACCATGACGGAATAGAGTCGCCTAATTTTTGAAAATAACCGATAGCTATAGTAATACCGCTAATAACGTCGGCTGTACTTTGAGCTAAAGTTTCCATTTGTTTAGCTAAATCCTTAGCCCCATTTTGGCCGCCTAGTTTTGTAATCGAGTCTATTAAGGCGTAACCAATAGTCTCGCTAGCTTCCCCGGCTGCTACATTTAAAATACCTACCTGACCTGCAAAAGTTTGAGCCGCAGTTGAAGCTTGACCAGCAAATAGTTTGCTAAGTTTTCCGGTAATTTCTTCAAAGTTCATAGATTTTAATTCAGCTTTAGTCATGCCTATACCTAAACGGCCTAGTGCTTGAGTTTGGCCTAAATATGCTTTTGCTAAACTGGCTGAAACTGCCTCAGTGCTTTTTCCGGTTGATTGGGAAATATCTAAAGTAAGGTTTAATAATTTTTGCGCCTTGTCCGCGTCTCCAGTTGCCCTAACTAATTTTTCAAAAGACGGCCTTAAAAGTTCTTCGGACACGCCTGAAGCTTTTTGTAAACTGTCTATATATTTAGTAACTGACTCAGTAGCAAAAGATTGGCCAACATTTTTTAAAGTTTGCGCAAGTGTAGCCTGTTGCTTTTGGTCAGCCATAGCTGCAGTTATAGATTTTTTAGCAAACGCTAAAGCGGCTGTACCAGCTGCCGCATAACCAAACTTTGAGGCTAGCCACATTTTCTTAAATGAGTTTTCTAAACCGCCAATACCTTTAGTAGCTTGCTTAGTGCCTTTGTCATTATAACTAACAATTATGGGAACTTTAATAACCATTATTTAGCCAACTTTCGATTAACGGCAGCTTGAGCTTTTTCTATAGCTGCATTACTTTTGGCTACAATTTCTGGACGGTTATCCTCAACCGCTTTGTACGCTATACGGCCTTGTTTGCCTCGTACAGTAATGTTTGACTGGCCCTCAATAGCGTTAATAAATCTAGCACCCTGGGCATTTTTGCCCTGTGGATTTTTACGGCCTGCAGTTTCATAAATTGCGCCGGCTGGGTCTGCGTTGATAAGTAAGTATGCCTTGCTAGTCCAGGTACCGCGCTTACGGGCTCTGTCGATCTTTGTTCTAATTCCCATTTTAACAGGCTTGGCTTGAAAGGTTAACCGCGACCACTTGCCTTCTTTTACAGGCTTAGCCCAGCCGCTTAAAGGTGTTACAGCTGGGGCTAATTGACGTGCGTCAACCTGGGCTATTTTCATAGCCTGGTAAATTGTTTTATTCATCTCTTTTAATGCGTCTGGGTCAAACTGACGTAATGCCCTCACCGTTTCATCTAGTCCTACGATTTTTGCGGCTGGCATTTTTTAGAGCCTCACTCCTGTCAGTTAGTACCTTCACTAATGCCGCTAACATCTCCGGCGACATGTTCAACAATTCACTAGGGGTAAATCCTGTTTCAATAGCTAAGGCTGCAATTTGGTAGGTTAATAGTTGCCTATCACCTACCCAGCTAAAGGGTCTACTTCCTCTACCTCTACAGCCTTTAACGTATTTAAAAAGGATTCACCAAAAACGGCTACTTCTTTTTTATTGTGCTTTAGTGCTAACCAACACAAATAATAGACGTCTGTCTGAGATTCCATCTCCCGAAATCTTTTATTTATGCCCATTTTTGCGTAGGCTTCAAACTCTACCTCGATAGCCGGCGTAATGTCGTACTCCTCGACTACGCCGGTATCGCGTGTAATTTTTAGCTTTACCATTTTCTAGCCCTCTTTTCTTTTGTTATACGGTAGTGATAGTTACATCTGTAGTTAGATCAAAAGTGATATCTAACATAGCTACTTCGCCGTTAGCACCGTTGATAGGGGTATAGCCGTTTACGAAAACGCTACCGCTATAAACTGGGTTTGTTGCGCTTGCTGTTGCGCCGTTAGGTGCAATTTCAAACGCTGCCGAGGTGCCCTTTAAGCTGTTAAGTACTGCAGCGGTTGAGCCTGCCCCGATAGCTGCCTGGTCAATATATAGGGTAGCTGACAGGGTATGAGCTGCAAGGCCCTTTAGGAACTTGTGCGCTGAGTCGCCCATAGCTGTTACCTCAAGTTGGTCATAGTTAATGTTGAGGCTTGCTGACTGTACTACTGTAGTCATTACATAAGTACCTAGTTTAAAGTAGGTATTATTTGTAAAATAAATTGCCATTATTCCTGCACTTCCTTTACTTTAGTAGGGGCTGGGCTTACTGAGGATTCCTCTAAAGCACCAATTTTTAGCAAGTGTGGTAAGTCCCACCCTTCTAAATCTGTGTCTGAAACGGTACCGCCGAGGCCAACCCCTGCAATATCGTTATCTATCATTACTTTGTAATTAGCCATAGTTAACTCCACTCGCTTATTATCTCTAAGCCTGCTTCACTTTGAAGCAAGTTACCCGACGGGGTTTCTAAAATTGCAGGTGCACTAAAACTACTGATATTTATAGTCAGGCCTGAGGCGGCTAACTTTTGCATAACAGCTAAATAAAAATCCTCTAATTTTGTTTGGTTGCCGAGGTTATCCATAAGCGGGACCAGTAAAAATAATTTAAAACGTACGGTAGGGGCTATAGCTGTTTTAACGTTGCTGTTAACCAAAATATAAGGGTCATCATTGGCGATAACTAGCGAGTTAGCCTGGGGTATTTCTGGGATATGGTTAAAAACTGACCAAACAGCCGTATTAGCTAGAGCTGTAGCAAGTGTTGACCTAAGGGTAGTTATTGCGGTTGGCATTAGCCCACCATTGAATTAGGCGACATATACGGGGCTATGAGTCCGCGTACCTTAGCTATAAGGGTGTTGCCTAGCTGATAAGGCGAGGCGATAAAGCCGTCGACTGTGGTAATGCTGGC